GGCCTGCAGTTACTGTCAATCCTCCTGATGTTTCTGTTACTGTTGCATTTGATCCACAATCAAATACATAAGTATTAGTTGTTACACTACTTATACTAAATCCTGATGAATTTTCAAATACTGTAAAAGCTAAACCTCCAGGGCTGCCATTTACGTTTCTAAATCTAACAGTGTCACTATTAGACCTACCATGATTAGGTTCTGTAACTGTTACACTTGCAGATCCTGATGTTAAACTAAATGGGTTTGGTGGTAATAAATTTTGTGTTGCAGGTTCTGTTCTTGCGGGTCTTGCATCTTTTAAAGCTTGTGAATCTCCAGAGTACCTAGTTGGCTCTAATTGTGGTTGTTTAGGTTCAAATTCTGATATGTGAACTCTCGATCCATTCCACTCTTTAACCATCTCTTTGTATGGAAACTCCATACCAGATCTATCTGAAATAAATTTTGCATATTTTCCACTAGATAATTTTGCCATTATACACTCGGGTAATAAGTTTTAGGTGTTATAAAAGAACTAGAAGATGATCCATCTTCTGATAATGCTCTTTGTAATTCGTCTTCGTAATATAATTTCATAGCTTGTATTCTATCTGGTGCATATTTTTGTGCTAAATAAAAAGCTAAACCAGAAACCATACATGGCACAAATCTATATGGAACATCTGTTGCATTTGTATAATCACCTACATCTTGGATTCTTTTAACATAATAATAATTTAATTTTTTTCCTGCTTCATCACTTCCAGGTGTTAAGTATAAAGTTATCGTTACTTTATCTATAAATCTTTGAACATAATATTGTGTAGGTACGCCTTTTGAAGACTTGTTTGAAAGAGCTTGATAATTAGATCTGTTAATTTTTGTTAAGGGAAAATCTATATTATCTGAATTTCTAAAAGAAGCTTCTAGCACATCATCGACACCAAAAACAGCTGTTGCATCAGAAGTTCCATCGTCAGATGATCTAAACATAGTATACACAGCTTGACCGTCAACTAGAGTAATATCATTATTTGCTATTTGCCAATAATGTAAGCCCCTATTTCCCCACTCTTGAAAAAGAATATTAAGAGATCTTCTAGCTGTTTTTAATTGATAACCAGAAACACCCTGTAGACCAATTCTTTCGTAAGCCTCTTCTATTACCTCATCGATGGCAAAATTTTTATCGAAAGTAGTTGTTCCAGAAGTTGTGTTAGCCATCTAGCCTCCTACTTATCTATTATAACAGTTACAGTTGCATTTGAAATTGCTTGAACTGACATTCCACCTTCAAATAGAATTCCATCTTCAGCTAAATTATATGCAAAGACATCTCCATTTGGCACGTCAGCAATAAATTGATCCACTGAATTACCATCTCTTAATGTAACTTGCCCTGCACCGCCACCGTCTGATGCAAGAATAATTCCTCTTAATCTAGTTCTACCTGCAAATACAGATCCTGTCGAATTTTTTCTAACTGCTTTTACATCTGATTTCATTATTTATACTCCGTTAAATTAAGTATGGGGCCGAAGCCCCACACTAAATTAATTATTAACTTACTGCTGCACTAAAAGGTGTAGCTAAGTTACCAGTTCCTCCAGATGTAACTTGAACACCCCATCTGTTTTCACCGATAGCTTTGCAAGTTATGATTGTTCCAGCTAATCCACCTGTTGTACTACCATTTAAAGTAATAGTATCAGATGCTGCTGCAGTCATAAAACCTTCACCAGTATCGTTTGTGTCTGTGTCAACGATTAATGCATTACCAGTCATCGTATCACTAGCGTTAGCAACTTGTAAAACAAAGTCAGCTGTTTTAGTTGTTCCAATGTAGATCTCAAAAGAAGTACCTAAATTGTTTGCTGAGTTTGGATCGTTACCCGGACCCGCAACACCTGAATCAGATGATGAGTTAATCGCAGGTAAAGTCAAAGTAGCTGCACCCGCAACGTTGTGGTACAACATTCTACCAGCATGTGTATCAACAGTTAGTGAAGTTGCACCTGCTGCGATGCTAACAGAGTTTCCTGTTCCAACACTTTGAAAACCATTAATAGACTTTACTGGCCCTTGAAATGTAGTTTTTGCCATGATTATATCCTCCTAGTTTACCGAACATAGTCTCTAGGCCGTCGACTATACGCGTCTATGTTCTAATTAATTGTATAGTGATTAAGTTATATATTAGATTTTTATAGAGTGCAAGAGAGCCTGTAGTGTGGATTAGTTTTTCCAACGATGTAGCTTTTTATTAAGTAGCTACTGAAACTTGTGGAGCTGCATCCTCAATCTTATTTTCCATATGAGCTTTTTCTGCTTCCGCTGCTCTTATGTCGGTAAGAACTTCTCTGACTTTTCTGTCGATCTTAACCATGTTGAGAGTATATCTACCCTCTTTAAGATGCTCCTGCTCCCATTCGAGATCTAGACCCCTTTTCTTCGTGTAAAGGTCGTTTAGATGTTGCATCATGTTCTCCATCGATAACCTCCTCATAGGTTATTCTTTGTACTCTTGGATCCATCATTTCTCCAAGATACTCCCATTTTATATCTTTTTGTCCTAGTTTGTCAACTATGGCATTTTCGATATCTAATGGTAATTCGAGTGATTCTATAACAAAATCTGCGTGATATTGGTAGGCATTTATCTGTACTCTGAATTTTTTGGGACGCATTTTTTCTTTCTATTTAGAAAAAGGGGCGGAAATATGTTCCGCCCCTTAAAATTAAGTATTAAGCACCTGGTGATGCAAAGATACCTCTGAAGTCAGATACTCCAAATGAATATCTTTCTCTAGCTTTGTATCTTACGTTACCAGTATCGAAATCACCTTCCATCGCTGTTTTGATTGGAGATCTTTCGAAATACTTCATACCGTTTGGTACATCTGTGATAATGTAGAACGCATCTGTGTCAGTTAAGAAATTGTTAACCACATAACCTTGTGGAATCATTCCCATTGACGCGATTGCATTAACATCATTATCCGCTGTTCCAACTCTACCTGCTGATTTCATTAATCTCTCAGCTGTGAACTGAAGCTCAGAAGGAATAATCATTTTCATTCCTCTTGCAGCAATTTTCAGACCTCTTTCGTCTGTTAATGCAGCAATGTCAATCAATGATTGCTCTAATGATGTTTCGTTCAAGTCAGCTGCTGTTGTTAACGTGTTCTTAATGTTACCAGCAATTGTAGGGTGTGATGTACTAAATAAGTTTGCTCCGTCACCAGATGTAAACTTACCAGTTGTCACTCCCGGTAGACCATTAATTAATGGGCTAACAGCTTTTACTTGTTTTGTATTCGCCATCGATCTAGCTAATGCTTTTGTATATCTAGATGAAAGTTGGTCGTACAAGTTATCTTCGATTGCTTCCTCAGTTATCGCGAAGGCAAGAGCAACAGTTTCGTGTTGGTATCTTGCAGTGTAAGTCTCTTGAGCATTGTCAAAAGCTACACCAGAACCTTCTGGTTTAACTTGAGCTTGAGCAAATCCTGATAACATTACTTCCTCTTCAAACGCTCTGTCTGAACTTTCAGTAGTATAGATCTCAGCATGCTGATTCTCATAACGATTATATTCCAGGCCGAATAAGGCATTCAAACCTGGCTCTAGTTCTTTGACTAGTTGTCCTCTAGAAATGGCCATAGTTATCCTCCTTATACTCCATTTACATTCATGTCTAACTCGTGCTCGTTTATTCTAACGATCCAGTTGACGTTAGCAGAGCCAACATCACTGTTAGATGGATCTCTAGATAAACCTAGAATCTGCAAAGTAGCAGATGAGCCGTTTGCTAGAGTTGAATCATTTAATTCAACTGCGGACACGAAGTCTGGCGAACTTCCAGCTGTGTATTCGATATCTGCAACATTAAAGATATCAGTATTAGCAGAAGCGCCTGTGTTGTTTGTTTGTATTTCAAACCTCTGATACGGATCATCAGTAACGAACCCAACGATATCTGTCGCTGTGTTGGATGCGTTTAAGTGATTCGCAAAAGTAGGCTTACTAGTTGTTGCGTCGGTAAAAAAGATACCTCCCAAGGAACCTAGTATTGCTCCACCTGCACCTGCAACTTCAATTGTTCCATCAGCTTTCATTTTAACTGGGTCATTGAAGTAGATAGCAGTTGCCGAAGCAGCTATATCATACTCGGATAAACCTTGATTGTCTCTATTTTGACCAACTTTACCGATTGGTTTTAACCCAAAAGGTGCGTCTTGGTTTGCCATAGTATAGTCCTCCTTAAAGACTTGTTAAGTTTATCCGGCGGACTTTGAATTGTTAAAAAATTAACTTTTCTTTGAGCCACCGAAGGTTGTCGAAGATTGACGATCAATATTGATCGGCATACTTCTATGCTGTTCCTTTTTGAGTTCGTGATCGACGGCTTTTATTTTGTCGTCGTGCATTCTAGTGTAGTAATCAGTTCTACTCTGTGCGATCTCTATAGGTACCCTAGCCAGCACTAGGCCTCCAACTCCGATCACTCCCTTGTATTTTCCATCTTCAACCATTGGGTAATCTGAATCTGGATATTCATCAGCTCTAACTAATTCGTATCCTGATCTAAGTCTTCCAGATATATTCTTCGTATCTTGGAACCCTAAAGATTCAGCCCTCAACCATCTGTGTTGAAAACCTTCCTTTGCAGGGGGTGCATCTAAAGATGACGGTGGAGTCCAAGGTTTGCTTTGTACAGGTGGTTGAACCTGTTGAGCACGTGATTCAACTTTTGTCTCATCACTTTTAACCTGACTCGCACGATTATCGGCTTTATTTTTATCTTTACTCATATTTTTTTACGCCTTTCCCGTGTTCATTTTTTGCTTTTGTTCAGCATATTTATCGAGTGGCACACCTAATTTTTTAGCAATTGCTACCTCAGACGGTGTGAGTCTTTGTGTTTTGCGACCTGTTTTGCTACTACGCGTTGCAGATGCAACAGTTTGAGTAGGCTTAGTCGTTTCTGTTTCCTTTTTAGCAAATTTGTGAGGAAATTCAAGAGATATTCTTTTGTCTATTTCTGAATAGTATTCTTCAGGTTGGTTAATAGGATCATACCCTTCTTCCTCAACTAATTGCCTATGGATAGCTTTTGCGCCTTCAGTCATAACCACATCATTATTAAACCATGTATTCTTTTCAGCCCATTCTTGAGCTCTTGGATCCACTCTTCTCTGAACAGGTTGAACATATTCTTCTGGTTGTTGAATAGGTTTTTCTTCGACTTTAGTTTGTCTAGATTTTAAGTCACCTAATCTTGCTTCTTCGTAACCTAATCTAGCTATTTCAGCTTGAGCTGCAACTTCATCTTTGATGTTGTTTTCATCTCTAGCTTTTGCAAGTTTAGCAACTGCTGCCTCCATACCAGATTTAATTCTACCCTCTAGTTCAGAAACATAGTTTGTATCTACTTTTGCTAATCTTGCTTTTAGTTTTTCTTGTTCGTCTAAAACACCTTTTGCGTATAACGTTGCAGCTTCTTCTCTTCGTTCTGCTTCACGCATTTTTTTGGTTAGTTTAGCTATTCTTCTTTTTACTCCATCAGAGTAATCGTCTAATTCTTTCTTTTGCTCTGTATCTTTCTGTCCTTCGTTCTCTTTGTTATCTTGAACATCCAACTGCTCACTAGGTTTCTCAGATGTGTCAGTGGACTCAGTATTGTCGTTAGTTGTTTCATTAACTTCCTCCTTAGTTTCAGGTAACTCTACTTCAGTATCTGGACCAGAGGTGTCAATATCAACTGTTTTTTCTTCTTCTTGCATAGTCCTCTCCTATGTTAATATTGATGAAGTATATCTTCAGGTTTCTCGATGGTTGCTAAAACTTCATCATCATTTAGCAATCTAACTTCCCCGCCATCGATCTGGATTCTAGATCCAGCATATCTTGCAAAGATTACCCAATCACCGGTCTTGCACCACGGACCTTCTGGATATCTATCTTTGTCGTAACAATGTGGACCCATCGCTAAAACTAATCCACATGTTGATGCAACTTGTTGTCTCTCTAAAGTATCTTGCCCTAAAAAAATACCGCCTTTAGTTTTTTCTGGCATTTTAAAAGGTAGAACTAATATTCTCCATCCTGTTGGTTTGGGTAATTTATCTGATTCTTTTTCTTTTAGACGCTCGTATGCGTCCATTTCTTTTTTATCTTCTTCTTTATATTTTTCTTCTAACGCTAATTTAATTTTTGGTTGCGTCGAATCTGATGATATTTTCTCTGTCTGTCTTAACTTCATTTTTTTGCTCCTTGTTTTTCAGCAGGTTAGAGATCTCCTGTGATATTTTATAATAAGCATGCGCTTGTCCTAGTAGATACTTATATTTTTCTATATTGTCAACACCCCCTCCAATCATTGCATCACCAATTGATTGGTAGGAATCTTTCAAATTTTTTTGTAATTTACTTATTATTTCTAGTTCTTCTAATAGCATCTTTACCTTTCTTAAATATAGCAGCGACTTTTGATTTACCCATAACCTTGGCTCGCTGTTCTCCAACGGTTAGGATTTGAATTTTCCTCGCAAACGTTTTAGGAATTTTCTTAACTTTCGCGACAGTCTTTTTCGCATCACTCGGAGTCGCAAATTTAATGCTGACAGTGTCTCTTGGATTTTCATCTGTGTATAATCTCCTTCCTGATCCTTTTGGTTTTTTACCTGTTCCGACTTTTGGATCCGCCATATTTTTCCCTCCAGTAATTTTTTCTCTCTAGTAGTCTAATTCTATATTCCAATTGATCAATACCAAATATTTTTTTAAATAGATTTACTAGCATTTCCATCTTCTTCTAGCCTGACGTAGTCTAGAATTAGGATCTCTCGCTGCTTTTGGGAATTTTTTCAT